TTGACAGCAAATGCATTGGTACTAGGCGGCGGTGCTACTGCGACTCCTACGCCTATGGGTAGTTTAGGTACAACTACTACAGTCTTGCACGGCAACGTTGCTGGCGCACCTACTTTTGGCGCGGTGTCTTTGACTGCTGATGTTAGCGGGACTCTTCCAGTAGCCAACGGTGGTACGGGGCAAGCATCCAATTTCACGCAGTACGGCGTAACATACGCCTCAACCATAACGGCTCTGGCGACTACAGCGGCTGGTACGTCAACCACAGTCCTTCACGGCAACGCTGCTGGCGCACCTACTTTTGGTGCTGTTGCTCTCGCTGCCGATGTAAGCGGCAACCTGCCTGTTGGCAATCTCAACTCAGGCACATCTGCAAGCGGCACAACTTTTTGGCGCGGTGATGGCACTTGGGCAACCCCCGCTGGTGGTGGTTCAGCCGCCACGCCGACTGCACTAGGAACCGTCTACGCCAAACAAACGACATCTGGAGGCACTCCGTTCCTGACTGCGTTTGGGTATAACGCTGGTGTAGTTAGCACCGGGGTTAACAACACATTTATGGGTGTGAGCGCGGGAATAGTTAATGTCGGCGGTACTGACAATGTGGCAATTGGCTTTGAAAGTCTAAAGGCAAATATATCAGCCCTTAACAATACTTGCGTAGGCGTTCAATCTGGATTTGCATCAATAGGCACTAACAATACTGCGTTTGGGTATAGAGCACTCTATAGTTCAAATAATGCTGCATCAGTAAATAATACCGCAATTGGCGCATTAGCGGGAAGTAACAGTGCAGGCGGCGCTAATATGTATGGTAATACGCTTATTGGAATGTATGCCGGGTATGTTACAACTGGGAACTATAATGCCTGCCTTGGTTATGCCACTGGATTTAATATTACATCAGGCACTTACAACGATTGCATAGGCGGTGAAGCGGGTACTGAAGCTGGTGTTGTTAACATAACAACGCAATCTAATTACATTGCGATGGGCAATAATGCCAAAACAAATGCGTACATTAAGATTGCATGGACTGTAACATCGGATGCTAGGGATAAAACAGAAGTAAAGCCAGTACCACATGGGTTGAGTTTTGTTAACCAGCTTAATCCTGTTGCTTTTAAGTTTACAAAGTCCCGCGAAGATGCTACACCAACTGGCGATGTGCGGTATGGTTTCTTAGCTCAAGATGTCTTGGCTCTTGAAGGTGCTGACTCGGTAGTGATTGATGCTAAAGACGCAGAAAATCTAAAGTACACCGACCAGAACATGACCGCCATTTTGGTCAAGGCAATACAAGAACTCAAAGCCGAATTCGACGCATATAAGGCAGCCCACCCATAAAGGAACCAAAAATGTGCAACGGCAACTGCAATCAGGGTAGGAACTGCGTTTGCCGACAGCCGACAGACTGGATAGCCATGTTCCGCAGGTGGTTTGGCTATGGAGTTCTTTGACGCGCTAGTTAAAGGGTGGCCGATCCTACTGGCGATAATCACTTTGATTATCGTGCTGGCAAAGATGGATATTAAGATTGCCGTGCTGGAAGAGAAGATTAAAACTCTGTTTGAGATATTTAATAAAAAATAATGCTAACCCTCCTCACCACCCTAGTCTCCTTCCTTGCCGGGGGTCTACCCAAACTACTTGGTTTCTTTCAGGATCGCGCTGACAAGAAGCAGGAAATACTGCTGGCCCAGATGCAGATTGGGCGTGAGTTGGAGATGAGGAAGCTGGGGTTTGAAGCGCAGCAACGGGTAGAGGAAGTACACCTACAGGGCCAACTAGTAGAGGCTGCGGCAACTGAACGCTCCGCTATGTATGCTCACGACATTGCGATTGGGCAAGGTGCTAGTCAGTGGATGATTAACCTCCGCGCTGGGGTGCGGCCCCTGATTACCTACGGTTTGTTCCTATTGCTGGTGTTCGTAGATGTGGCTGGGTTCGTCTATGCATGGAACCACAATGTGCCGTTTACCGAGATGCTGGACACCTTGTGGGATGCAGACACGCAGATCATCTGGGCTAGTGTGATTAGTTTCTGGTTCGGCAGTCAGGCGTTTGCCAAGAAATGAAAGTCTCGGATAAGTGCATAAAGCTAATCCGTCATTGGGAAGGTGTCCGTTACCGCCCATACCGTTGCAGTGCGCGTCTTTTCACCGTTGGAGTTGGTCATGTTTTATACCCCCTTCAGGGTCGTTTACCTCTGGATCAGCGACAGGATTTTCAGCTTCAGGAATCGGATAACCGCACCTTTTCAGAAGAGGAAGTAAATGGAATACTTCACAACGATCTGGCTAGATTTGAACGGGGGGTCACCACTCTCTGCCCTATCCGTCTTACACAAGGTAGGTTTGATGCTCTTGTCAGCTTCTCTTTTAATTGTGGTCTGGGAACTCTACAGCGTTCTACGCTGCGCCAGAAACTCCTACGAGGGGAGACAGAGGACGCAGCGCAGGAGCTATTGAAATATTGCATGGGAGGGGGTAAAATCCTCAAGGGGCTACAGAACCGCCGCATTGATGAACGAGCCATGTTCCTATCTTAGGATGCCAAATGCCCTTACAGAAGATCGTACTCAAGCCGGGGGTTAACCGGGAAAACACTCGGTACACCAATGAAGGCGGGTACTACGAGTCTGAGAAGGTGCGCTTCCGTCAAGGAACCCCCGAGAAGATTGGTGGCTGGCTACGCATTTCTGCTGATACCTTCCTTGGCCTTTGCCGTTCCTTGTGGAACTGGGTTACCCTACTGGGAACCAACCTGCTGGGCGTTGGTACTAACCTGAAGTTTTACATTGGACGGGGCGGCGCGTATTTTGACATCACACCTATTAGAGCCACAACAACGCTTGGTGCAAACCCGTTTGTCGCTACAAATGGTTCAGCCGTCATCACCGTTACAGCCGCAGCACATGGCGCAATAAACAACGACTTTGTTACGTTTTCTGGGGCAGTAACCTTGGGGGGCAACATTACCGCAGCGGTGCTAAACGCTGAGTACCAAATAGTTTATGTAAACGCAAGCAGCTACACATTTACGGCAACAGCCACAGCCAACGGATCGGATTCTGGAGGAGGTGGTAGTGCCGTAGTCGCCACCTATCAGCTAAATACTGGCCCTGCGGTTTCCGTCCCACTTACTGGATGGGGTTCCGGTGGTTGGGGGCTGGGGCCGTGGGGAACTGGCGGCGGGGCTACGGATGTGCTTCGTGTCTGGAGCCAAAGCAACTACGGGGAAGACTTAATCTTTGGCCCCCGTGGGGGTGGTCTGTACTATTGGTATGCTGAAGATGTTAATGTTCGGGGTGTAAACGTCAACACGTTAGGTGGTATTGTTACGGTCACGATTGCTACTCCCGCAGTCATAACCCTGTCTAACACATTTGCCGAGAACACCCGGATACAACTTGCAACTACAGGCGCATTGCCTACGGGATTGGCTGTATCAACAACCTACTACTTACAGAACGTAATTTCTGGGGTTACCGCTAACTTGGCCCTGACCGCTGGTGGTGCGCTTATCAACACATCAGGTACGCAGTCTGGGGTGCACTCCATCTCCTTGTTGCTAGATGTCCCCGTATACCAAAACAACATAACCATATCAGACGTCAGTCGTTTTGTTCTTGTTTTTGGTTGCAACGACATAGCCACCTCCAGTCCTCTTGACCCCATGCTGATCCGGTGGTCAGATCAGGAATCCGTTGTGGATTGGTATCCCGCTGCTACTAATCAGGCTGGCTCCTTGCGGTTGTCTCACGGTTCAACGATCCTGACTACGGTACAGACTAGGCAAGAAATTGTGGTGTTTACCGACTCTTCTGTGTACTCGCTCCAGTACCTTGGCCCTCCGTTGGTGTGGGGTTCTACGCTTCTCGGAGATAACATCTCCATCATTGGCCCCAACGCTGCAATCATTGCATCGGGTATTATTTACTGGATGGGCGTGGATAAGTTCTACAAGTACGATGGGCGGATATCCACGCTGCGTTGTGATCTGCTCCGCTTTATCTTCGATGACATTAATTTAGATCAAGGCTACCAAGTCTTTGCGGGTACTAATGAAGGCTTTAATGAAGTCTGGTGGTTCTATTGCACTTCATCATCAACCGTAGTGGATACATATGTTGTGTACAACTACGTTGAAGATATCTGGTACTACGGAACAATGGGTAGAACCGCATGGTTGGACAGCGGACTAAGCAACTACCCGTTGGCTGCTACCTACTCAAACAATATCGTTAACCATGAAGCCGGGGTAGATGATGGTATAACAGGAACTCTTGCGCCGATTGCATCCTACATAACCTCATCCCAGTTTGACATTGGGGACGGTAACAACTTTGCGTTTGTCTGGCGGGTAATCCCTGACCTGACTTTCCGTGGGTCAACTGCGGTTAGCCCAAGCCTGACGATGCAATTGCAGCCGCTTATGCAGGCAAGCAAGAATTAATTGCAAATAAAGTATACGCCAATCGTATGGGTAATGGAGATATAGAATCTGGGGATGGGTTCCGTTACTGTGGGCGCGGACTTATTCAGTTGACTGGTAAGAGCAACTATCAAGCGTTCGCTGATAGCCTGGAAATGCAAGTTGAAGATGTACCAGAATATCTAGCAACGTTTGAAGGTGCCGCACAATCAGCATGCTGGTTCTGGGAGTCAAATAATTTGAATCAGTGGGCCGATAAAGGCGATATAGTTACACTTACAAAAAGAATTAACGGTGGTACAATTGGTCTTGAAGACCGCATAAAGCACTATGAACATGCTCTGCATGTATTAGAGGCCTAAAGAGATCTCAAATGGAAAAAGAAGCCTAAAAAATAAGGATTGATATGTAGCGGCAAATACTATGTTTTTGTGATTTTTATAATTGATTTATCACAAAAAAATGAAAATAATAAAAATTGTAATTGTACTATTGCTATCTTTACTATTAGTTAGTATTCCTGCAACTAGCGATCAATTAATATCCCCACCTAAAAACTATCGTCATTGGCAAAAGCTAGAAAAAGTTTGCGAGGAAGGTAGAAAAACCTATGGGGTTAATGAGTTTGTAGAGAACGGCAAAGTGTGCCGGTGGACCTTTGTGCCTTACTGGCCCGAAAAGAAGGACAAGTAATGGATCCGATTACTATAGGTCTTGCATTTACTGCAGCTCAGTCAGCCATCAGTGGCATTAAACAAGCCATTGCCATGGGCAAGGATATTAACAACATCATAGGGCAGGTGGGGCATTTCTTCGAGGCTGCTGATCAAGTTCATATGGCCAGCATTAAGGCCAAGCATAGCGCAATGGACAAATCGGATGCTCAAATTGGCCGACAGGCTCTTGAGTTTGCCATGCGTAGTAATCAATTACGTGAAGATGAGAGAGCACTCAAGGATATGATTTACTGGCAACTCGGCAAGCCTGAAATCTGGGCAGAGATGATTGCAGAGCGTACTAGATTATTAAGAGAAAAGCGTGAAGGTGAAGAAGCTTTGGCAAAGGCCAAGCAGGCTCACAAAGAAAAAATGGCCGGTTATATGATGATGTCTTTATATGCATTAGCTGGTGGAATTGCTATTACTGCTTTTATTATGCTAGGTGTTCAGTTTTATAGTATGGCTGAAGAGCAGAAAGCGTATGAAGCTAAGGTAGTAGCTAGACATAAAATACTTAGACAGCAACAAATTGAAAGAGAACAACAGCAGAAAAAAGAATTGGAAGAGGCTGCACTTTCAGGTGGCTAATGTCTGTTTCTATCATTTTTCCAATCATTAAACATTACTATGAATATTGCAACCAACGGAATACTAGATAGAAGAAACAGTATGTCGTTAAAAGTAATGATTATATTGAAGTGCATCACATATTTATAAATAGATTACTATTACAGGAGACAAAAAAATGGGAGAATCTAGGAGCGAAAGAGAAGCACATATCAAAGATAAGGCTGGTTGGCTAATTACGGTGCTTGCAGCATTGCTTGCTATTAACACATTAATGGGCGGCGGCAACAGTAGTAAAGTATTAAATAATACTATTGAAGCAAACAACACATGGGCATTCTATCAAGCAAAGTCCATTAAACAAACACTTACAGAAATGAGATATGAGGATGCTGTTTCTGCTAGAGATACAAGGAGAGCAGATGAGTTAAAGATAAAGATTGATCGGTATGAAACTGATCCATCTACAGGTGAGGGTAAGAAGGAGTTAATGATAAAGGCAAGAGGGTTAGAAGCAGAACGCACTGATGCAAAACTACGTAGTCCGTGGTATACCTATGCTGGCAGTCTGTTTCAAATTGCTATTGTTCTTCTAACTGCTAGTATCTTAGCTGTCAGCATGCCACTATTCTGGGCTAGCGGATTTGTTGGTGTTGTTGGTGCATTAACAATGTCCCAAGCAGTTTGGATGTGGATGATATGAAAAAGACCATTATTACCTTACTAGGATGTATGGCACTTTCAGTAGTAGTAGCTGAGCCCACCAATACAACAAAAGAAGTTATTTGTGATAACAGAAAAGATCTTTTTGAATGGCTTCAAACAAATGAATATCAAGAAAACCCTATCTGGATAGGGGATAGCCCTATATCAAATACAAAACTCGCTATATTATCTAATAAGGATACCGGTACATGGACCATTATCGAGTTTAATAACAGTTATGCATGCGTTGTCAGCATCGGTGTCAATTCAAAACTAACGCCTACTAAACCAGTAGGTACCTCTATTTAATTTTTTCTATCATTGATATATTTGGTTATGGATCATCCCCTAATTTAAAGGTATAATAAAATGACTGAAGAAGTAAAAAAAGACGAAGACTGGATGCAGAAGAAATGGCGACCTGCTATGGGCTGGATGTACATGATCATATGTACCCTTGATATGGGTATATTTCCTATTTTATGGAGTATTTTACAAACAGTACAAGGTCAAGTAGTTACACAATGGCAGCCACTTACGCTGCAAGGCGCCGGATTATTTCACTTAGCAATGGGTGCCGTTCTTGGTATTGCAGCTTTTGGTCGTACACAGGAAAAGCTTGCCGGTACCGCTGCAAACTTAACCACATCAACTGCACCTGTTGTAGTTGCTGCCTCTACTCCAATATTATATGATACACCTGCAGTTCCAGCGTCTATAAATAAAGTAAGTGAAGGATTTGGTGGTAAAAAATCCCCTCCTCCTGCTACAGAACCTATGCTATAAGGACTCAAATGTTAAGAATTACAAGCTTGCTGCTTATTGCAGCACTATTTAATACTTCGGCTTTTGCCGGAGGTGAAATAAAAGAAGTATGCCGTGACAAGCTTGACAAAGCGGGTAAGGTAGTAGTTAAGAATGGTAAATCAGTTCAAGACTGTAAGAAGATTAAAGTTCACAAGAAACTTGAAACTTCTAAAGATACATCAAAGAAATAATTATGGCATCTATAGAAGCACGTGTTGGTATAGTAGAGACTAAGATAGAAAACTTAGGTGATAAACTTGATGACCTCAAAAGTGATGTGAAGGACATGCATGAATGTCTAGATAATACACGCGAAGGTATTCAGGAGAAACTAGATAAGATGTATGAGACGTCATGTGACCAGCATGCATCACTAGGCAAAGAAGTAAAAGAGTTGAAAAGAGAGCATGATCGATTACTGTACGCTTTTGGCGGCGGCATTATAGTAGTATCTTTTCTTTCAAATCACTTTGATAAAATAATAACACTATTCGGTTAGGCTTATGTAATTACTCAATGCTGGATTTAATTATAGGTTAATGTATAATGTCTATGTGACGAACAGAAACCTATAATTATGATATACATTGACAGCAAATACATCGGGCTCATTTCGTCACGATTCCTTCTCTTTAAACGGAGAGGTGATTCATATAACTTCCGTTGCCCTCTGTGCGGCGATTCCCAGACAAACAAACATAAGACTCGTGGATATCTTTACAAGAAGACCACAAGCATGCTTTACTACTGTCACAACTGTCACGCGTCAATGTCATTTGGCAACTTCTTGAAGATTATAGATCCAACCCTGTTTAAGGACTACGTTCAGGAGGTCTTTATGGAGAAGAACAGTATCACCAGCAACACTGTTGTGGATATAACTGATACATCTAAACCAAATTTTATATCAAATTCACCTTTAAAAACACTTAAGAAAGTATCTCAACTCGAATGGGATCATCCAGCTAAGAGGTATGTGAACAGGAGAAAGATTCCTACTAACTTTCACGCCAAGCTTTTCTTTGTATTAAAGTTTAAAAAATGGATTAATACAATCGTACCAGGGAAGTTTAGTGATGAGTCAGTAGCTAATGACGAACCAAGGCTTATCATTCCATTGATTGATAGTAACCAAGATTGCTTTGGTATTCAGGGGCGTAGCTTTAAGCCTGATGGTATACGTTACATCACAATCATATTTGACGATACAAAGCCAAAGATCTTTGGACTGGATGATGTTGACTTTAGTAAGAAGACTTACATCACTGAAGGACCTATTGACTCCATGTTTCTGCCTAATGCAGTTGCCATGGCAGGATCGAACGGTGTAAAAACGATTGATAACATCGCCTTTGAGTATAAACAGAATGTAGTGTTCGTGTACGACAATGAACCGCGTAATAAAGACATATGTAAAATAATGGACAAGGTAATTGAAAGCGGTTATAATATCGTATTCTGGCCAGAACATATCCTGCAGAAAGATATCAATGAAATGGTGATGGGTGGTATTGATCCAGCCGATATAAAGTTAATTCTAGATAATAATACATATAGTGGACTGCAGGCGAAAATGAAAATGGTAACATGGAGAAAAACATGAAAATTATAAGTGAGTATGAAAAAGAAGCAAGAAGCGCAATAGTTATTTTTAAGGATGAAACGGTATTTACTGTCGAAATGTACGAGGGTGATAAGCTTGTAGAATCACGAGAAATAGTTGATCATACATTACAGTATGCCGAAGATTGCGCAGAGAATTGGGTTGAAGGTATTATAGAATGAAGGTTCGTTTAATTAGTTGCTCAAAACCATCTAAGGAGTTATCAAATGAAGGTCTGTATGACGCACAAGAGCTTGTCGCGTATTGTGCAAGAGTCTCGAACCCTGCCAATCAATACAATGCCGGTACGTCCGAAAAACTTATCCAATACCTCGTTAAGCATCAGCACTGGAGCCCACTTGAGATGGCTTCAGCATGTCTCGAGGTCGAAACCACTAGAGACATTGCCAGGCAGCTCCTCCGCCACCGAAGTTTCTCATTCCAAGAGTATAGCCAGCGTTACGCTGACCCAACAAAGGATCTCGACTTTGTACTCCGAGACGCACGACTACAAGACATACACAATCGACAAAACAGCATAGAGACTGATGATGTTAATCTTCAACGCCGCTGGGATGAACAACAGCAATTTGTAATTAATGCTGCTAAAAATGCTTACGAGTGGGCTACTATTAACGGTATTGCAAAAGAACAAGCACGGGTTGTTTTACCAGAAGGTAATACCGTTTCACGTCTCTGCGTTAACGGAACTCTGAGATCTTGGATACACTATATACAACTACGTTCTGCAAACGGAACGCAAAAAGAGCATATTGAAATCGCTACAGCATGCGCAGAGGTCATATCACAGGTGTTCCCTCTAACACAACAACTAATAAAAAACGGAGAATAAATGGAACATAACGTTCATGGTATTAAGGTAGAATATTCTCGAGATTCACTGTTTGACGAGCTAGGCATAAAACGTCTTCGTGAATCTTACATGAAAGAAGACGAACAATCCCCACAAGAAAGATTTGCATATGTATCATCATCGTTCGGGTCAAATGAAGAGCATGCCCAACGTCTATACGAGTATTCTAGCAAGCATTGGCTTTCCTATTCTACTCCTATTCTCTCTTTCGGGCGTAGTTCTCGTGGCCTTCCTATATCATGTTTTTTGCCTTATCTTCATGATAGCTCACAAGGCCTCGTCGATTGTCTATCAGAAGTAAATTGGCTGAGTATGCTCGGTGGAGGAGTTGGAATTGGAATTGGTATTCGTTCTGCTGATGATAAGTCTGTGGGTGTGTTACCACATCTTCGTACTTACGATGCAAGTAGCCTGGCTTATCGCCAAGGCCGTACTCGCCGTGGTAGTTATGCCGCTTATCTTAATATCTCTCACCCTGACATTCTTATTTTTCTTGAGATGAGAAAACCGACTGGTGATCCTAATATGAGGACCCAGAACTTACATCACGGAATTAACATTACTGACGATTTTATGATTAAGGTCGAGCAATGTATGTTGGATCCTAAAGCAGACGATACCTGGGAACTTAAAGATCCTCATAACGGTGAAGTACGTGAGGTCGTTTCTGTACGAGACCTGTGGCAGCGTATTCTTGAAACAAGAATGCATACAGGAGAACCTTACCTGCATTTTATCGACACGAGTAATAGATTGATGCCTGAGTTTCAAAAGAAGATTGGATTGAGCATCAAGCAATCTAATCTATGTTCGGAGATCATTCTACCTACAGATAAAGATCGTACTGCAGTATGTTGCCTATCATCAGTTAACTTAGAGTATTACGATGAATGGAAAAATGACTCGTTATTCTTAGCCGATATAGCTGAAATGCTTGATAATGTGCTTCAATACTTTATTGATAATGCCCCAGAAGCTGTCTCACGTGCCAAGTACTCTGCAATTCGCGAACGTAGTATCGGTGTTGGCGCTCTAGGCTGGCATGCATATCTTCAAAAGAACAACCTACCTTGGGAATCAGCCATGGCTGTAGGCGCCAACCATAAAATCTTCGGTCATATTCGTAAAGGGTTGGATATTGCAAATATTGAATTAGGTACTAAGAGGGGTGAGGCTCCTGATGCAGCTGGTACTGGACGTCGCTTTAGTCACATGCTGGCTATTGCACCTAACGCTTCTAGCTCTATAATCATGGGAAATACTTCTCCTTCTATCGAGCCTTTGCGCGCAAATGCTTACAGACAGGATACGTTATCCGGATCATCCTTAAATAAAAACAAATGGCTTGAGCAGCTACTACGTAAAAAGCCTTTTACTGATAATGAGATTCAGGAAATTTGGTCAAGTATTATGGCTAATGACGGATCAGTACAACATCTTGGAATGCTAGATGAGTGGGAGAAGGATGTATTCAAAACCTCAATGGAGATCGATCAACGCTGGTTAATTCAGCATGCTGCAGATAGACAACAATACATTGATCAAGGTCAGAGTCTAAATCTATTCTTTAGGCCAGATGTTAATATTAAATACTTACACGCCGTCCACTTCATGGCATGGAAACAAGGCTTGAAGACACTATATTACTGCCGCAGTGAGAAGCTTGCCAAAGCCGATAAGGTATCGAAAAAGATCGAGCGTCAAGTAATACAGGAATTAGACCTTAGAGCGTTGGCTGAAGGTGATACATGCCTTGCATGCGAAGGATAAAAAAATGAATGCAACTAGAAAAAAAACCAGAATAACAGACGAACGTACGAATTTTAAACCCTTTAATTATCCGTGGGCATACGATGCCTGGCTAAAGCATGAGCAGAGCCATTGGCTTCATACTGAAGTACCCATGCTTGAGGACGTTAAGGATTGGAAGTCAAAGCTAACGAAGGATGAAAAGCAATTTCTTACCCATATCTTTAGATTCTTTACCCAGGGCGATATTGACGTAGCCGGCGGATATGTAAACAACTACTTACCTCACTTCCCTCAGCCTGAAGTAAGGATGATGCTGCTTGGATTTGCAGCACGTGAAGCATTACACGTTGCAGCATACTCACATCTTATTGAAACGTTAGGTCTACCAGAAACAACGTATAACCAGTTTCTGGACTATCAAGAAATGAGAGACAAACATGAGTATGTACTTAACATCTCTAACGGCGATGTAACCAACTCAACCATTGCCCAAAACATTGCTGTATTCTCTGCATTCACTGAAGGTATGCAGTTATTTTCGTCATTTATCATGCTACTCAACTTCCCTAGAACAGGTAAGATGAAAGGTATGGGTCAGATCGTTACTTGGTCTATAGTTGATGAAACGATGCATGCTGAATCAATGATCAAACTATTCAGAACATATATAGAAGAAAATAAAGAAATCTGGAATGATGACCTTAAAGGTAAAATATACACCATTGCTGAAAAGATGGTTGAACTAGAAGATAAGTTTATCGATCTAGCCTTTGCTATGGGACCAATGACAGGTCTGACGTCAGAAGATGTAAAGAAATACATTCGATACATTACCGACCGTAGACTTATTAGTCTTGGTTTAAAAGGTATTATGAAAGTAAAAAAGAATCCTCTACCCTGGGTTGAGGAAATGATTAACGCACCAACACACACTAACTTCTTTGAGAATCGTGCAACCGATTACGCCAAAGGAGCATTAGAGGGTAATTGGTCAGATGTATGGGCAAAATAAAATGATAGATAAAAAACCCCACGTATGCTACGAATGCGATAGCGAATTCTTTGTATTTCCAACGTATGAAGAGAGTGAAGTAGGAGAAATCTCATGGTGTCCTTATTGTGGATCTGAACTAGAGGCAGCCGCAGAGGATATAGATGAAGAAGTGGATGAGTACTTTAAGGAAGTAGATGACGAGGAGTGATACATAGTTCTTTGAGGTGACTATGTGATTATTGCTGGTATTGACTTTTCATTAACATCCCCCGCTATATGCGTTCATTCTGGTACAGAGTTTAGCTACGACAATTGTAAGTTCTACTACATCTCAAGTCTTAAGAAGACTATTGCTTCTTCTAATAACATGACCGGGACTCTGTATCCAGAATATGATACTGTAATGCAACGGTATCAAAACATATCGACATGGGTGATGAACATTATTACCACCAGCAAAGTATCGCATGTATATCTTGAAGACTATGCATTCGGGGCAACTGGCAGAGTGTTTCATATAGCTGAGAATACAGGCATACTTAAGTACAACCTATGGCAGAACGACATACCCATCGTAACCATCCCACCCACAGTAATAAAGAAATTTGCAACCGGTAAGGGTAATGCTAACAAAGAAATCTTACAAGAACACTTTATTACAGAGACTGGCATTGATATCAAAACTCAACTACAATTAACACTCAAGCAATGGAATCCTTCATCGGATATCATTGATAGTTATTACATTTGTAAGTATGGAGTTTCTGAGTATGGCAAAGAAAAGTAGCAGCGGTATACCTTATGTCTTTCCTTCTGGTAAAGCTTCGTACGTATACGAAAAAGGTGCAATAAATATTAAAGTATACTATAATGCATTTAAAAATGTAGAAGTGTTTCAGACATGTAATGGGCATACCCAGCGTATGCCGATGTCGCATAATGATTACGAGAACTTTGAGAATAGGTTAAAGTCCAATGGATTTAAACAGCTGGCGTTAGTATAATGGACAATACAGGGGATTTCTACTCCCTAGATGGGGGTTCGATTCCCTCACGCCGGACCAATTATTATGAATCAAGTCAATCGTCAACCTATCTTTAACGTTAAACAAAACGTTACTCTATTTAATAAAATTACTAACGATACATTTGTAGGTGATATCGTTAATGAAAACGAAATTGATGGTCGTCAATACTGGGTATTTCACTCGTATATTCGTCCTAATAGTCGATTGCTTATGGCAAAAGACTCCTACGCAATAACTAAAGCTAAGAAATAGTTGATATCAACTACGAACTTAGCTATTATAACCGATGCCAATTGGCATTTTTCTTTTAATTATGAGGTATTTTATGAATCAAAAAACAAAACTACGTATAGCATTTTTCAACGGCCGTGAGATGACCGCCAAGCAAATGACATCCCAATTCGGTATTGCATCTCCTCGCAAGGTTGTGAGTGATTTGCGTCTTGAAGATGGATTGCCAATCTACGCAAACAAGCACGTAGACACCAAAGGACGTGAAACAACCAAGTATCGTTTAGGTACTCCAAGCCGCTCAGTTATTGCTGCTGGCTACCGTGCAATGGCTCTTGGCCTTGTTTAAGCTACCGTAATGTAGTATAATTAGGGGACTTGTTGTCCCCTTTTTCATTTATAAATTATGAACACAGAACTTAAATCCTTTGATTATAAACTTAAAGAAGCCGCACCACTTGCCTCACCAGAAGGTCGTAAATGGCTTATGGATCACCTTAAGATAAGCACTATTAGAGTGAGGTTCATTAAGGCTGATGGTACTGAGAGGACCATGAACTGTACCCTTGATGATCGAGTGGTTCCTGTACTAGAAAAGAAGACTGATAAAGTCAAAACACTTAACGAAGACGTGTTGCCAGTATATGATGTTGATGCTAAAGGTTGGAGATCGTTCCGCCTAGATAGTATTTTGACAATTTCCTTTGATCTATGAAAACAGGCATTACATTTGGTGCATTTGATTTATGTCATACCGGGCATGTTCTTATGTTTGCAGAGTGTAAGGCTTACTGCGATCATCTCATCGTCGGACTCCAGGTAGACCCAAGCCTTGAACGTAAAGAAAAGAATACCCCAGTACAATCACTTTATGAGCGCTTTGTGCAACTTAACGCAATCAAATATATCGATGAAATTGTACCATATGCTTATGAGCATGAGATACTACAAATTATACAATCAAGAAATATTGGGGTTCGGTTTGTGGGTGCTGATTACATCAGTCGCGATTTTACTGGTAAAGACTATTGTGTTAGCAAATCCATCGATTTACACTTTAACAATAGAGATCATGGATTCAGTACTACAGAATTGAGGAAAAGAATTGAAAGTCCTAATAACAGGAAGTAGAGGCTACATCGGATCTGTGCTTGCTAAAACCTTACAAAAGCAAGGTATAACATCAATAGGTATTGATCATAATGGAAGACCAGATGGTTCTTCGATATATGGGGTGTATAGCGAGGCATGTATTACTGATGATGAAGTTATAGAAGTAGTAATGCAGAGTGGTATTGATACAATTTTTCATTTAGCAGCTAGTGCAGATGTAGGTGAGAGTGTCACTAACCCAGCAGCATTTTACTATAACAACATCGGTAGAACATCCCTTATGATGACAAAGTTACTTGCCAGCGGGTGGCAGGGTAAAGTAGTTTTTTCATCCACTGCGGCTGTATATGAGCCGTCGATGTACATTATTAACGAGAACGACCCGAAGGTCTCTCCAAATCCTTATGGTAGGAGCAAGCTTGCGTGTGAGGAATTGTTGCTTGATATTTACAAGGCCCATGAAATACCTACAGTTGTGTTTAGGTATTTTAACGTAGCGGGGGCTTGGGATGATGTAGGTGACCATATTGATGCCAATCATATAGTTTCGCGTATGTGTAAGACTGCACACTCAAACACACCATTTACTATTTTTGGCACAGATAAACAAACTAGGGACGGGACATGTATAAGGGACTATCTGCATGTAAGAGATGTTTGTGACGCGCACCTACGGGCAGCTGAATACTTAGATTTAAATCCTGGTTTTCATACTTTTAATTTAGGTACAGGAACCGGTATTACAAATAAAGAAATGATAACGGCGTTTGAGAGATTTACTGCACGTAAGTTGGATGTAAGATACGGGCCTGGGCGCCTTGGTGATCCAGATATTCTTTTTGCAAACCCATCTAAATTTACTAATTTAACGGGATATAGATATAAGCATAGTAGCTTAGAAAATATTATTTCTACAGCATGGCAATATTATTGTAACAAAATGGAGTGATAGATGTTTGATGAGAATGAAGTTTCTCTAAAATCGCAAGGCGGTACTGAGAGAATGAAGCGTGGACTAGCAGCAAGACTTCCAAGTGAATTTAATGATGACTTTCAAATTATTTGTTCAAGGGTACGCGAACTGCAAGCAGATAAAATTCGGGTTTACTGGTTGCATGATTTACCTGATGATCCTGAAACTGGGCATCTCAAGGATCAAAGCAGCCGTGATAGATTTCATAAGACAGTATTCTGCGGCCAGTGGCAATACTATCGATATCAACACATGCTTGGAATGCCCTATGATAGCAATAGCGCTGTAATCGAAACAGCTATTGATCCGTTACCGACTGTAGTTAAATCTAAGGATGAAATTCGTTTAGTATACTCATCAACACCTCAACGTGGATTGTCGTTATTGGTACCAGTGTTTGAGGAGCTTGCAAAGAAACATGAGAATATTATTCTTGACGTCTTCTCAAGCTTTAAGATTTATGGGTGGGATGGAGCTGATCAACAATTTGAACCTTTATATGAGCGTTGCAGGCAGCATCCAAGGATTAACTATCACGCATTTGCTCCAAACGAGGTAGTAAAGGAAACACTACTTAAAGCACATATCCATGCATACCCGTCTATCTGGCTTGAGTGTAATAGTCAGAGTATTATTGAGGCGATGTCTGCTGGCGCCCTATGTGTGCATCCAAACTTTGGTGGGCTTATTGATACAAGTGGTGGTATGAATTTTATGTATCAAGGACACTCAGATCCTAACACTCACGCTGGTATTTTTTATCAAGCATTAGACAATGCAATTAGCGTGGTAAACAACGAACAAGTTCAAACATACCTGCAGCTTGTAAAAATGTACGCTGATAACAGATACAACTGGGGCAAGGTTACCCAGCAATGGGTTGATTTACTTTCTAACCTAAAGAATCAGTACTCATCTATTGGTAGTAGATCACTACCAGGAAACAATCAAACTTTCGTTTATAATACAACTCGATGATTTTAACCCGCACACCCCTACGAGTAAGCTTGTTCGGTGGTGGTAGTGATCTCCCTTCCTACTACAATGAAAATGTAGGAAAAGTTCTATCATTCACAATAGACAAATACATGTACATCGCACTCTGCCGTACAGCACTCCAGGGTATTAAAGTTGTATATAACGAAGTCGAACAAGCAGCAAATCTAGAAGATGTTAAGCATTCGAGGGTAAGAGAGTGCTTGAGGGACTTTGACATACATTCTCATATTGAGATAAGTTCGTTCTGTGAGATACCAACTAAAGGTACAGGGCTTGGATCGTCATCAACATTTACTGTTGGATTAATTAACGCATTGTCTGAACTTAAAGGTATATCACTTAATAAATCCGATATTGCCCGTAATGCATGCTTTATAGAAATGCAGATGTGTAATGAGCCAATAGGTAAGCAAGATCAATATGCTGCAGCTTACGGAGGATGTAACATATTTGAATTTAATCCAAACGATCATGTCACAGCTATCAACCCAGGGTTTGAACGCACTGTTCTAACTAACCTCAATAAGAACTTAATGATGTTCTATACAGGTATATCTAGAAATGCGTCTGACATTTTAGGAATACAATCTAGCAGTACTAACAGCAACTTATTACTGTTAAGTACTATGGTGGGAATGGTAGATAAAGCAAAAAGCTTCTTACTTAAAGGAGACGTTGATTCGATTGGTGCTATGTTAGATGAAGGCTGGCAATTGAAGAAGCAGCTAGCGTATAATGTATCGAATGACTTGATAGATATTCAATACAAGAAAGCTATTCAGGCAGGAGCTCTAGGCGGTAAAATTTTAGGTGCCGGTGGAGGTGGGTATTGGTTATTTTACGTGCCTAATGAACGTCAAGATGCAGTAAGAAGAGCAATGGGTAATTTACAGGAATTTAATTTTAATTTTGAGGACACTGGTACAACAGTAGTATACAATGAAAGCAAGTGAACACTTTAAAAACTATGTAACTGAACTTATCGATGGATTGGTCTCAGTGGATGCTAAGCAAATAGATAGCGTCACTGAAGAACTTATATCGGCTTATTCTAACGGTAATAATATCTTTGTATGCGGTAATGGTGGGTCGGCTGCCATAGCCGATCATTTCTGCTGTGATCATTCCAAAGGTGTGCATACAGATACAGACATGCTACCACAAATTCAACCACTTACTGGAAATGTATCTACACTAACGGCTATTGCAAACGACATGGGGTATGAACATGTATTCTCATATCAGCTTAAGTTAAAAGCAAAAGCCCACGACTTGCTTATTGTTATTTCAAGTAGTGGCAATTCAAGTAATATTGTCAATGCAATTATTGAGGCACGACGCCTTGGAGTAGTTGTTATTGCGCTTGTAGGATTTGACGGCGGATATGCAAGTAAAAACTCTCACATGACACTACATGTTAAAAGTGATAACTACGGAGTAGTAGAAGATTCACACCAAGCATTGATGCATATAATGGCTCAATCGATTAGGCTTACGCACCTAAATAAAGAATCAATTAAACTATAAAATGACATGATCTTACTTGACTTTAATCAAGTGTGCATTGCAAACCTAATGGCTCAGTTAGGCAATCATACTAATGCCGAGATCGAAGAAAACCTTTTAAGACACATGGTTTTAAATACTATCAGGTCTCTTAAAAGCAAGTTCTCTCACGAGTTCGGTGAACTTATTATCTGTTGTGATGATAAGAAGGTGTGGCGCAAAGAAGTGTTTAAATACTACAAAGCCAATAGGCGTAAGGCTCGTGAAGATTCAGAACTAGATTGGAATGCCGTTTTTAACGCACTTAACAGCATTAAATATGATCTTAAGGAGTTCTTTCCCTATAGAGTACTACAGGTAGAGGGTGCTGAAGCTGATGACATTATTGGCGCAATCACCATTGCTAACGGTAATATGCTAAATACTGGTAATAAGATTCTTATTCTTTCTGGAGATAAAGATTTTGGACAGCTACAAGTGTTTGGAAATGTTAAGCAGTATGACCCTGTCAGAAAAAAAGACATTAAGCATGCCGATCCTGTTAGGTTTACTAGGGAACTTATCCTTAAGGGTGATATAGGAGATGGTATACCAAACATACTTTCTCCTGATGACTGCCTTGTTAATAAGGTTAGGCAAAAGCCCATGCGGCTTGAGAAGTTCTCACACCTTAAAAATCCGCGTAAAGAACTCGAGGGTGAGCAACTTCGCAACTGGATTAGAAACGAAGAACTCATCGATCTTACTTTTATACCTGCCCCACTACACGCAAAAATTCTCGAAATGTATGAGAGCCAAGCAGGCAAAGATAGGTCTAAACTGTTTAACTACTTTATCACGCGTAAGCTTACCTTATTAATTGAAAGCATAAATGAGTTCTAAATGAAAAAATCTTTATATGAAGTTCTAGAAATTTGCTCTAAAGGCAAAACCGTAGATGAGAGAGTTGAGCTATTGCAAAAGAATGCATCTACTTCACTATACACTCTGCTCAAGTATGCATTCGATCCCTCTCTTAAATTTCTTTTACCAGAAACAAACCCACCGTATAAACCTACTGACTTCCTTGATCAGGAAAACAGGCTCTACTCCGAGCTAAGAAGGTTGTATCTTTTTGTTGAAGGAGGCAATCCTAACCTTACACCGTTTAAGAGGGAAATGCTATTCATTCAACTACTAGAATCTATTGACAAAAACGATGCAGTACTGCTTTGCGCTGTCAAGGATAAAAAGTTGCCTTTTAAAGAACTCACCTCAAAAGTTATTAAAAAGGCTTTTCCAGGACTATTGCCAGAGGATCAGAAGTAGAAATAAAATGAGTAAGACACAGAAGAAGAATGTTAAAAAGTCGTCTAATAATTACTTTGAAGACGGATACAATTCAAAACAAAAGACTAATGCAGACGTTAATAGAAAACAGCTTAAACGATTTGAAAACGCTCTTCGATCACGAGACTTAAATAAAATTCTAACCTACGAGGATGTGTTGTAATGCCTTTTTATGTTTTTAGAAATAAAAATACAGGAGATGAATTTGAGAAATTCTTAAAAATTTCCGAACTTGATCAGTATAGAATGGATAATTTAGACTTGGAGTCTGTAATCCAAGCGCCTGGATTTAGTGATCCTGTAAGACTTGGACGTATGAAACCATCTAATGGGTTTAGAGATGTACTACAGAAGATAAAAGAAGGTAGCCCAGGGAGTAACATCAACACCTACAAATAAAAAGAGGTTCAATGAGCAGACTAGCTAGAAAAAACATAAGAGAACTAAAAGAGACCGGTATAGTACTCGAGTTCGAAACAAAGCAAGTTAAGACTAACCTATTAATAAAACAATTTGAACCACTAACGTTAAATCAGGAATTAACGTTTAAAGCATATAATAAGAACAGAAATATTCTTTTACACGGACTTGCAGGTACTGGTAAAACATTCATGTCCTTGTATTTAAGTCTAAAAGAAGTTCTTGGCAAAAGTAAGTATAAAAAAATAATTATTGTAAGATCCGTAGTACCAACTAGAGACATGGGATTCTTACCTGGTACTCAAAAAGAGAAGACAAAGGTGTATGAGGCACCTTATCAGGCAGTATGCGCCGAGCTGTTTGGTAGAGGGGATGCGTATGAGGTACTAAAAGGTCGTGGAATAATTGAGTTTATTTCAACATCTTTTATTCGAGGCACAACGATAGGCAACTCAATCGTTATCGTTGATGAGGTTAATAATATGACCTTTCATGAACTAGACAGCGTAATAACTCGTCTAGGAAACAACA